TTACCCGCAGAGATTACTGGATAAGTAGAAGTGTAAAACTCATTTGCACGTTCAACGAACGCAAACTCATCTAGGAACAATAGGTTAACAGACATACCACGAATAGAACTACCAGAGGTAGATGCTGCAATGATACGAGAGTTGTTACTAAATTCTATAGAACCTTTGTTGAGTGCTTTAGTGCCTGGCTGTAGGAAGAACGGAAGATTCTCTAACATTAACGTGACACGACCCAACATCTCTCTTGCGGTAGAACCTTTGTTAGCAAGTACGGCAATAACCTTCTCACTGTGAAAGACCGCAAACCAGATTATGTATCCCACCGAACTAATAGATTTACCAGACTGTCTACACGCAAGTACGATAGAGAATCGGTTATTGTTGAAGTGGTCAAACATCTTCTCTTGGTATGGATACAAGTTGAAGGGGACTAACCCATCGTCCAGAGAGATTACTTTTAGATAAGTTTGACAGAAGTATACAGGGTCTTGGGAACACTTGATGTATTCCTTAATTTCTTCTTCAGTAAAATTATGTTGAACTCCATCTCTCTTGACATTTATGTTGCCAAGATAGGTTTCATTCTTGTTCGGGTTCGACATCTATTGCATCATCCACTTGTTTTTCATTATGTATAAGTCGTTGCAAATCTGTAGTTGTTCCTACAAATAGGTTGTTGGTAGTATTACCAACTTGTTTGGGTTCATCATCATCCTTATTGATTTCTTTGTGTTTCTTATTCAAGTCCATCAGTTTGTCAGTCACATCTGCCATGTTCTTCATCATACCAGATAACACTTCAAATGCACGAGGATGTTCACTCTCACGTGCAACTTCGATCATCAAGTCCATACTCTCCCTACCCTTCTCAATTATATCATGGTAGGTGTCACGGGATGTGGTGTAGTCGTCCTTGATATTTTTATCATTATTTTTATCAGTCATTATACACTACTCACAATAATTGTTCCTATCATATTTGAAGGGTGTGCAGTACACACATAATAGTATGTTCCAGCAGTAGTAAACGTATACGAAATGTTTGTGTTACTTTCGGTTGCGATAGTACTATTGACACTATCTTGATACTCTAATACGTGTCCTCCAGTAAGATTATTTAGTACTAAAGTATCTCCCGCATTAATGGTGATAGTTGGGTCTGTTAAATCCGTGATTGTTCCTGATCTATCACTTTGATCACTTTCAAATGTATAATCATTACCATCACCAGAATTAATGGTAAGTGAATATGTTATTGGTTCTGGTTCTGCTGGGGGTGGTGTCCATCCAGACGCTGGCCCACCATCTACTACAACATTTCCATCACTATCTTTAGTAGTTGTCAAGAAACCATAGTCACTATCCGCAGATACACCACTGGGGTCTAGTGTGGTCACTTGAGTATTTAGGTATACATCACTGTCGTTAAATCCTGATTCCATCATAAAGAAGTTGTTACGAACTTCACGGATAATATTACCAGTACCTTCAGGCCCATATAACGCAATTTTCATATCAAAGTCTAATGTGTATATGATAGTTCTACGCTGTTCAACCGCACCTTCGAAGTCATCCGAGAACGCACTACCAGTCAACGAGATGGGTACGTCTTCGGTCAGACTTGGAATATCTGCGAAAGGTTTAATGGTTGCGGTATACTGAGGTGCAAAGTATGGAAGAACCTGTTCAACAATCTGTAGTGCATCGTCTTGTGACTTTGCGTAGATGTTCAACTGAAATGAAATCGTGTAAGGTGTCGCAGTATAAATCTTTTGACGTTTTGTTATCTCATTAGACGCCTTGGATATGTTGTTGACCTTGGGTAACTGTCGAGTCGGGTCATATGACATATTGGTAATCTCAAATGACATACGTGGGAGTTTCATTGCAACTCTACGTTCTGCATCTTCGCCAGATTTCATCTCTTCTAATCGAGAGATGAAGTTTCTTTTGGGCGCATATGCAAGAGGCACTTTTACTTGAGAGATAGTTTCACCCGTACTATTATGTCTTAGTACATGGATGTTATTGAACAATGAACCGAATACCGATACCGCAGTTCTTACTCTCTTATGATAAAACCATGTTCCAAACATTATAAGTCCCCAAACGGATTTGATTCTGAGAAGTCGAGGAAGTCACTCTCGAAATCATCAAAGATTTTATTCTGTGCATCCTGTTGAATCTCTTGTAACTCTTGTACAAGTGTCGGTGTTGTTACTGAACCCGAAGTCACACCTACCAGTTGTACACCTGTCGCAAATGTATGGTACTTACCATCAGTCGCCCCAGCGTGTGCGATTTTAACTTTCTTGGTGTCTCGTGTGAATGCGGTCACTTCACCCTTCATGTCATGGTCACTAAACACTTGTTTGACAGTTTCACCAACCACATAACCAGACCCAGCAGAATCCAAAGTTAACTGGTATTGGAATGCCGACTCTTCTTCAACACCATCAATAGTATCAATACCAGTATCCAAATCTTCATCATTATATTCGAACAACTCGCATTGCATCTTGAATGTGGGAAGATTACTCAACTGATAGAATGGAGTTTCGGTTTCTACCTTACGAATCTCGAACAGAGACTCCGAAAGTGTTAGATAGATTAAGTCGCCTTCACGTGGTCGGAAGTTATTTTCTGAAAGACGATTACCTACTAGAGACTTCCATCTTCTTCTTGAAACAATAAAGTTTGCTTGGTCACGTAACTCAATACCAAACTTAGTGAATAGGTCACCCTCACCATCAAACGCCTCGGTGTTTTCGATGTACATCTCTACCTTATATGCGTTTCCGAAACGTGAAGGTACGTCATCAAGAAAGACATTATCTTTGTTGACAATTTCTCGTGGGAGGTAATATACATCCTGTCCATACATCTTGAGGGCTTCAATTATGATGTCCTCATAGACTGTCTGTTCAGAACGAACACCTTGTTTGAAGTATGGGTTCGTTGCCATTATGTTATCCTACAAAGAAGTCTGGTGGAGTATCGTATTCGTTATATAGACGTTGACGAGTAACTTCAATTTCTTGTTTTGCATCTTCTAGTATCTGTCTACCATTCAACTGTACACCGCCTGGCAGTGTCATTCCATCAAACTTGATTAGATTCTGTCCCCACTGTTCTTTGATAAGTGAAGTCGCATATTCTTTTAGGAAGGTGTTATCCCAGACTTTACCAGAACCATCTCCATCACGACCGACCCATGCTTCCATGAGAATCTTGTCGCCTTCTTTTAGGTCACCATTCTCATTAAGGTCACCAAAGATTTCTAGTGATGCGCCATATCGGTCGAACTGAATCTGTGGAGTACCATTTAGTTTCATATCAAGAAGTGACACATACTGTTGCATCTGTTCGAAGTACTGAATACCTTGCATTCCAGAAGTTAGGTCATACATATCATTGAGTCGCATTTGATACTGAACATCAAACATACCAGAACCAGATGCAGAATTGTTGATAGGCAATACACGAATAACACTGAGTATATGTGATTCCGAGAGTGCGCCACCCAAGTCAGTACTGAAATCAATCTTACCAGCAGTAATCATGTCACTGGTAATAGTTATGGGGTGGTATATTCTATAACTACCCTCACCAGTATATTCCATGAACATTCTGAGTGCATCATTGACACGATCTTCGATCTGGTCATCATCCACATTTATTTCAATTACAGGATGCCCCAGTTTACGTAGACAGTAGTCTATGAAATCGTTTCGACTATTTGTTGGTTTATATGTTGACATTATACTTATTTATCCTTATTTTAACAACGTATCTACATTGTTATATACATTAACTCTATTTATCACCAATTTATTTCCTGTTCATATTTGTTTACTCTTTCTTCAACAATTAAATGTGTCTCACTACTATCGACATCGGGGTCTTGTATCGCACCCAAAGCTGCCATAAGACATATATTAGGCCCAGTTGGTAATTCTTCCATTAAATCATTGTTTGCTTGATCAATCTCTTCTTCTGTAACAGAACTTGAATCGTCTAACCATTTTTTTAATAATTCGTAACTCATTAAAAACCAAACTCCACAGTAGGGTCGAAGACTTGGAAACCACCAGTAAAATCACCATTAGCTCGTTTCATGTTTCCGATTGATTCCGCAAAATATAAAGTAAATCCCATCTTCCTTTGTGTTCCACCATTGAGGTTGAATGTGTATTCCACCCTCTTAAAGTCGTCAAAATCAGCATCATCTAACATTGCGTGTTCGGTAACATGGGTAGTTGTCGGAGTAAAGTAGTAGTGATTACTCCCAGACGGTGGACTAGTATTCTGTAGTCCATTCCAGTTGTATTTTGCCATATCACCACTCAGTGTACCTGTCGGCCGAGTGTAGTTGTCACTGGAGTTTTTTATACCAAAATAATTAACGTAACGTGTACCTGTACCAAGAGAGGGTGTAGTATAAACATCCTGAGTACAATAAATTCCACACCAATTATATAGTTTGAGTTTATCATCTTCCGCAATTTTTATTCTTGCACCAAACGTTACCGATGTCGCACTATCGGGTACAGAAACAACCTGTGTCCATTCATGTCTCGACCAGTGAAAATAGTTATATGAAGCCCCTGAACCACTATTAAGAACTCCACCGTTGACATTATTCGTATTACTTATCACTCTGGGTGGCCCAGAAGAACCCGCATAAGCCCCAGATAAGTTGGATGCACGTGTTATATCATTATTTTTTTGATCAGTGAGACCCGACTCATGTAAATTATCAGCACCATATAACTTTATTACCCTATCTTGTTGTGCATCATAAAATCCGTGGACTGCGGTATATGGGACATTCATATTGTTGTCAGTATTATTATATCTAAGTTTTCTTTCTACAAATTGATTACCGACATAGGTAGACCAACCCTGATTAAAAATGGGCGAGTAATGAAGCCAATTGGCTATACCTTTACCAAAAGAACCCCTTTGATTTTGATAACTAGAACCCGATATCATACCATTCCAACTCGTCCACACAGGATAATTGCCCTTTGCAAACGTAGGGTTCAGTAAATAGTTTATCCCATTGGGGTGAACCATCTTAATCATATCGTTATCTGGTTTTAGTGCAATTAAAGTACTCATGTCGAGATATCATTACCATATAGTATGAAGTTGGCACCTGAAGTAGAACCTCCATTTGCATTTGCAGCAATACATACAAGTTCTGCAACACCGCCTCGACCAACTATCCATGTATCTTGAGAAGCAACCGCAGTTCCACCATTCATAAGTCTCACATATTGACTACCAAAATCAAGATTTACATTCCCAGATAGGTTAGTCGTTGCATTAACTATTGTCCAATGTTTACCTATATCATCAGCAGTTGGTTGGAAGTCATCCACCGTAATAGCAGCAGTACCTGTTTTTATTATTTTCTTTCCAGCGTGACTTTTGAAAGTCGTTCCTGAATAACCACTAGAGCCGGAATTAATAAGCGTCTCGTACTTTCCATTAATATGACCACCAACACTAAGATCACTATCTACACTTACATCACCAGTCAATGTAATATTGGAATTAGCACTACCACCGATTGTGATATCTTGACTCGCAGTACTTTGACCAATCTTGATAGCACCAGTTCCGTCAGTTTTACCGATTGTGATAGTATTAGTTGTTTTGGGGCCTTCAACACCTATCTCAATATCACCCCTAACCTTCACGGTTGCAGTGTGTACATCTGAAACAGTTGGGCCGATACTAATGTTAGTTAAGGAATTAGAAACACCTCCAGTTCCTATATTAACAGTTTTTGTCCCAGCAGCAGCACTATTACAACCAATATTAGTTGTATGAGTTTGAAACGAAGTTCCTGTTTGTGAACTAATATTAACTATTTGCGAGTGCGCTACTACACGACCAATGTTGATGTCACCTTGTTGACTCGTTCCACCGATATTACAAGAATCAGTAGCCGAACCACTTATGAAAGTATTACCATATAGTGTAGTGTTACTAGTACAAGTAGAGAGGGCAGTTGAGCTTCCCAGACTAATGTTAGTTATGGAATTACCCTGTGTTGCTCCAGTTCCTATATTAACAGTTTTTGTTTTACTCGAAGAAGGATTCCCAATAGCGATACCAACTGTTTGATCATCTTTACTATTACCAACAGTAATTGTACCAGTCTGAGCAGAATCACCAAGAATGATGGTATCACTGTTTTTACGACCTCGGACTTCAAGTTCACCGAATATATTAATTTCACTTACATTGGTGTCGCCAAGGTAACCAGACCCTATATTCACCCTACTGGTTTCAGATAGACCAGCATTAATATTGGTCACTTTAACGGCACTATCGTCTTGACCTGTGTGTATATTAACTTGTGCTGTGTTTTTACTATTACCAATAGTAATTGCACCAGTCTGAGCAGAATCACCAAGAATTATAGTATCATTGGCACTATCGGGTCGAATAAGAACCTCACCCTTGATGGTCAAGTCGGTGTTCATTACACTGGTTGTGGTTGGGTCAGTCTCGAATGATATTACGATGTCTGAGTCATGAGTGGTATCATTACCGA